CAGAAAAGTCTTTTTTATAGTTGTATTCGAATTTTGTGTAAGTCTTATTACCGTAATCTAGGTAATTGTTTTTTGAAGCAAAGGCCCCTCTTCTTGATTGAATACTTTTATTCAGTTTGAGATCAGAACTTACACTTAAGATTCTTTCTTCTCTTTGACGAAAATCTTCGACAGTATTTGGCTCTTTGAAAACATCTCTCAAGTCTTTATATCTATCAAGAACTTTATTATCTTCACTAATGAGAGAAGCAAGCGAGAAGAGTTTGAACTTTCCGTTGAGTGTCTGAAAGAAAAAGAACGGAGAAAATGTATTCTCAGAATAAGTCTGTTTTCGAAACCATTCAATCACATCCATCGGCCTCTGATTAGAGATGATTCCACGAGAAGAACTAATCGCATCTTCCGAACTTCTAAATTTGTTTGATGGTAAGTCAAGTTCCTCGGTGAGAATTTTCTCTATTTCAGTAGCAGTATTGTTGATATATTTTCTGGATATCTTCTTTTGATTTGAAATGTATGACTGCTCAGAAATACCAAAGAGCGAGATAACCTGAACATAAAAGTTCGATGGAGTAGAACCATACGTAGGATACTCTGTAATGTAAAAGTTAAGTTTTACCTTTTTGATATCTGGTTTTTCTGGTTTCTTTGGATTTTTCTTTCTTTTAAAACTTATTATTACTTCAACCTTTTCTTGGCCGATGATCGGAAATTCTTCGATTAAGTTTGTACTGTCCTTGAGAGTGAGTTTAAGAGTCAATGACTGCGTATAGAGACTTTCTGATATCTCCATTTTAACAGCCAAGTTCTTGATATCAGAAGTATCACCCTTATAATTTGTGATATTGATGTGTTCGAGTTTATAGGCAGAAGGAATTGCTGCCTCGTTTGAACCCTTCTCTAAATTCTTTCCTATAATCGCCATTACGAATTAATCAGGTTTACATACTCCTCAACAAAGTCTTCGATTAATTCTGGTCTTACAAATCTTACTTTTCGTCGATCTTCATTCTTTTCGTTTTCATATTCGAACCAACTTTGAAAATTGCTTATACTTCCCACACCACGATTGGTGTGTAGAGCATCGTAAGTTCCGATGTAACTGGTTTCTTCTGGAGAATCCGCAGCAAGGGGAGAGTCAATCGTGTTGTATATTGTTGTAAATCGGTAAGGAGCGTTCAATAGTTCGTCATACCCTTTGAGTGGTGTATATGTGTATGAAGAAAGATCGCTTTCAAGGAGAGTATTAACATCCGCAGTAATTGCATTAATGGACTTAAGATAATCCGTATATATTTTCAACCAAGCATCTTTCTGAACTTGCGTTGCGGTAGAAGAAAATCCAAAGTGGTATGTTTCGGTTGGTATTGGACTGTCATCAATATCGTAAAAACTAATTGACGAGGCTTCATGAGTTATGAGTTGTAACATAAAATCATCATACCGTTCAATCTTTGCGGTATCCTCTGGTGAAGTTCCAGACTTCACCCATCTCAAATAATCATAGTTGAGATCGAGGCCATTAAGCATATTTCGCGTATTGTCTTCTGGACTATTCGCGCTTGATATTTCTGTTGCACTTGTGGCAAGGTTGGGGAGAAACAAGAATGCTCCGTGATCTCCATACTCTTGTTCTAATCCGCGATGAAAATCGTTATATGATTTATACCACTCATTAAACCCATCTTGAAGAAAATCGTTTATGATAAAGAATGTCCAATAGTAGTCAGGTGTATTGTAAAGTTTTTGAGAAACTACGTCGGGTCTTTCACCATCTTTTATGTCGTAAAAAAGATAGGTTGAGATATCATCAGCTCGGATTGTATCAACATCTACATGTCTGTAGATATCTACTTTCTCAGCGAAAACATTAGTCTCCTGAAGATCGTATTGTATTTTAGGAAATTGTCGAAAAAACGCCATTATACAAACCTCCCAAGTTGTTCAGTCGGTTTAGTATTCGGATCGACCATTCCAGATGATTTTGGTACACCATTTTCGTTAATTCCTCTATCAATTCCAAGACTTCCTTCCTCTAAATTAATTATATCTTGGCGATTTAGGACTCTTGTTTCTTGATATGAAATGTTAATATCCACTTCAAGAGGAGCTCCATCCGCATGAAACATATTTGTTGTAGAATTTAAAGTGGATTCAACTGACACAAGATAACACGAAAATATTTTGGGAATATATTCATTTTCTTCTCCCTTTCCGTTGTAGAAGGTAATAGTCCAAGTTGGTGGAAATGTTAGATATGCTCCTGCGGCATCTGCGTAGGCAAACTTTCGAAACTTTGAATGAATTTTCCGAACCAATTCTGCTTCGTCCGCTGAATTTGCAATCATCTTAAATGAAAAGGTGAATGATCGGATAGCGTTTCCACTGAAGGTTGTATTACTATTTGGATTGGTGAGTGACCTACTTGCAAGTTTACTTGCCCCTTTGACCTCATCTGGTAACGGAGATTTCTGTATCGCAGCATTTAAAACCTGGCCTATTTTAAAATTTTGTTTTGAAGTATTTGCTTGGGCCGCGATATTTTTCGAAAAACTCTCAAGACTGTCGCTTTTTTGGAATGCCGAAGAGACGGCACCACCTATCGTACCAAGATCTACGACATTGTATGTTGCTGAATCATTAATCGATATGTTTGCCGGACAGGGGAAAAAGATAGAATGTTGTTTTACTCCATCCGTTCCTTTATCATAGGCTGTAAATTTTACAGTGCTTACGTTTGGTTGACCTCTTAAATCGATTGGAAAAACATATGAGTCTGTAGATTGAGACGAGAGGTAGTTGGCCGGCGCATTCTTTTTACTGAACCCAAGAGAGGATTTTACAGCATCTATAGAAGAAGTAGCTTGAGATTGTGCGTTTCTTACTAACGCATTTGCTTGTTTTCCTATACTGGAGAGTCTAATTGGATTTGCCATAAATAAATAGGTTTATTGTTGTTATTTATATGACTTACAAAGGAAGATATAAAATAAAAAACCCTGAGAAGTATAAGGGCAATCCCACAAAGATTATTTATAGATCCTCTTGGGAAAGACAGGTATTTAAGTGGTGTGACACAAATCCTGATGTTTTACAATGGTCAAGCGAAGAGATTGTCGTTCCATATCGTTGTAAAACAGACAGAAAACTTCATAGATACTTTCCGGATGTTTATATCAAGACAAAAGATAAGGAGTATTTGATAGAAATCAAACCAAAGAAGGAAACAAAACCACCCAAATCACGTAAAAAAACAAAACGTTACCTCAGCGAAGTAATGACCTACATTAAGAATACCTCGAAGTGGGACGCTGCCGAAGAATATTGTGCAGATCGAGGCCTCATCTTTCAAATTTGGACTGAAGAAACTTTGAAGGGAATGGGGATTAAATTGTTGACCTAATCATATAAATAGATGCATGGCCAAATCTCATTTTGACAAACTTCAAGCAGATGCTTTTCGTTCGGGTGTTCAACCTCGTACCGAAGAGTCGCTGAAGTGGTTTAAAAAGCGTCTTAGTAGCATCACATCAATCAATCGAAATAAGATACTGAAAGACGAGAATTTGATCAAAGTGAACAGACCTCTTACTGGTCGTATGTTCATGTACTTCTACGATCCAAAGACCAAAGAAACTCTTCCATACTACGATAAGTTTCCGCTCATCCTTATGGTTGATAAAGCGCCAAAGGGTTTCTATGGATTGAATCTTCACTATCTCGATCCAAAGAGAAGAGCGATCTTCTTTGACAAGTTGAGAGATTATATGACCAACAAGAAATACAATCGAAGTACAAAATTTAAACTATCCTATGGTCTTTTGTCCGGAGCTCAGAAACTCAAAGAGTTTGAGCCGTGTTTCAAAAGATATCTTACCTCACAAATCAAATCAAGAGTATCAGAAGTTCCGGCAACCGAATGGGAAGCCGCACTCTTCATGCCGACCGACCAGTTTGTGAAGAATAAGAGACAAACTGTCTGGAATAAATCACGTAAACTCATAGCATAATGTCTTTAGTCAACAAAGTTCAAGGTCTCATAAGTCCAACCACAATCGACGACTTTAAGTCAGTCATTGGTCGAAGAAGTGGATTGGCGCCGGCGAATCGTTTTGCGATCTTCATGAATCCACCTTCTCAGACTCTTCTGAATCTGGATTTACAGAATGCGGCATCAAACCTTTTGAGTGGAAACTTTGGGCCAGGACAATTCGTAAACGATCCAAGAGACGTTGCTATTCTTTGTGAGAGTTGTTCTTTGCCCGGTCGTCAGATACAAACATTGGAAAATCAACATTTGAATTATCGCCAAACCGTAAAAATTCCTCAAGGATACTTTAATGAAGACGTGAACTTTGTCTTTCACCTGACCAACGATTATCATATGAAGAAACTTTTTGATCGTTGGCTTGATATGATTGTCAATTCCGAAACATATAATGTTGCATACAAAAAAGAATACGTTACCGACGTAACTATACAACAGTTAAATCAACAGAATGTTCCGGTGTACGGCGTGAAGTTAAAGAACGCTTTTCCGGTAACAGTTAATACGATTGAACTAAATAACTCTTCTACCGAAACACAAAAATTGAATGTCACACTGACATACGAAGACTATGAAACCGAAGGATCTATCGCCTCCTCCATCGGTGGTGTTAAAAATGTAATAGGAGGCGTACTTAATAGATTATTATAAATTATGCCATTACCAGTATTAGAAACGCCGACGTACAATTTAGTTGTACCATCGACAAAAAAGAAACTTAAGTATCGTCCTTTTCTTGTAAAAGAAGAGAAGATACTTATGATTGCTCAAGAATCAAACGATGCCTCTCAAATAGAATCATCAATAAAAGAAATAATTAAAGCATGTACATTTGGAAAGATGGATGTGGATTCTTTAATGACTTACGATTTAGAATACATTCTTCTCAAATTGCGAGAAAAGAGTGTAGGAGAGTCTAGTGAATTTTCTTTGTCGTGTAAAAAATGTGGAGCTAAGAATAAAGTGACTGTCAACCTCAATGATGTTGCAGTTGATTTCCCAGAAACAGTTCCTGATAGTAATATAAAATTGTCTAAGGGTGTGGGTATAACGCTCTCTCCAGTTTCAATTAAGAGATTGGGAAACATAGACGAGAATGATATCAACTCAATTATCTCTACAGTAATAGAAAGTATATATGATGAAGAAAAGGTATATCCTGTCAATAATGTCGGCAAAGAGGAACTAGATGCTTTCATTGATTCTTTTACTCATAAAAATTTAGAAGAAATTCAGAATTTTGTTAAAAATCAACCAACACTAAAACATACAGTTACTTTTAAATGTTCGGAGTGTGGACATGAGAACACATATACATTAGAGGGAATCCAATCTTTTTTCTAATTTGCCTTTCTCACGATTCACTCGCCAATCACTATCAAACTAATTTTTCCATGATGCAACATCATAATTATAGTTTATCAGAATTAAATAATATGATTCCGTGGGAAAGGCAAATATATGTTTCTATGTTATTGGATTGGATAAGAGAAGAAAACGAAAGGTTAAAGAAAAACCATGGCTGAAGAAGCATCATTTTTAG